GGGTTTGTCCTGTTTTTTGTGATATGGTTCCTATCGTGCAACACGTTGCACAAACGCGGGGGCGACGACCATTCAACCACTCTTCGGGGATGACGGTCCGCTCCCGTTGTTTTTTGTGTAACAATTTCCACGCTATAAAGAAGGTGACGCTTTGAACGTCGTTCATAAACAAATAAAGGGTAGTGAAAATGGCGTATTTTTGGCGGAAAAACGTTCAAAATGTGTGGTAGAGTAATAACGTGGACTTTTGCCCAGCGAATGCCGGGCTATTTTTGTTTTAGGGAGATGTGATCATGAACGGAGCTATAGCGGTGTACGCCACGCTGGTAATGGTGCTTGGCATCATGGGATACAGGCGTCGTGCAGACATCAGGGAACTCAACATAGCAAACAGAAGCATAGGTTGGATTCCCGGAGGATTTAGCGTCGCCGCGACATGGATATGGGCACCTGCCCTTTTCGTAGCATCGCAGCGGGCTTACTTGGAGGGCATTCTGGGGTTGTCGTGGTTTCTCGTTCCGAACGTGATATGCCTATTCCTTTTCGCCTACATCGCGAAGAGATCGCAGCGTTTCGGGGAGGCACAGTCGCTTTCAGCCCTCATGGGAAGCGTGTACTGTTCGCGACGGTTAGAGGTGATCTACAACGTCGAGCTTCTTATGCTCACGGCGTGTTCAACCGGCGTTCAACTTCTCGCTGGTGGAGCGGCGCTAAGCGCGTTGACGGGGTTCCCGTTCTGGACACTCACGGTCGGACTCGCAGCTCTCGCGCTTTCTTACTCTATGCTCGGTGGAATACGAGCCTCAGTTACCACGGACGTTCTCCAAATGGGGTTGATGATGGTCGCGGTGGCGGTGGCACTTATGCACTTCGTTCCCGGGAGCGCTCCCGTCTGGGGAGGTGTCCGGGGATTGAGCGTCAACTTCTTTTCTCCCGACAACTGGGGGCTGTTCGTCGCGTTCGGTCTGACAACCTCCATCGGACTGCTTAGCGGGCCGATAGGGGATCAGACGTTCTGGCAGCGGGCCTTTTCGATCAAGCCCGAACATGTCGGGAAGGCGTTTTGCCTTGGAGCCGCCATATTCGCAACGGTACCGCTTGGAATGGGGCTGCTAGGGGCTATAGCCGCAGGGAGCGGGTTCGAGGCGGCGAATCCGGAAATGGTTGGTTTGGAGTTTGTTATGGCATTCGCCCCGCGATTCATCGGCGTTCTCTTCGTGCTTTGCATCATATCCGGGCTATCCTCGACGCTTGACTCCAACATGTGCGCCATATCCTCGCTCGTTACGAATATGAGCCGAAAGACCGGGACGCCAGTCTGGGGAAGGGGGGCGATGGTCGCGCTGACTCTTGCAGGCATCGGGATAGCGAACATTCCGGGGATGCAGATATTCTGGCTGTTCCTGCTCTACGGGGTTCTCCGCTCCACGGTGGCGTTTCCGACCGCGCTGACCATGATACGCGGTGGAGTTTTCACCGAGGCATCGATGTTCAAGGGGATACTCCTCGGACTGGCGATAGGGCTTCCGATTTACACCTTCGGGGCAATCTACAAGATAACGCCGATGGTGATAGGCGGAACGCTGATCGCCGTTCTGCTTCCTCTGGCAAGCCTAAAGGCCCGGAAATGAAACGTGTGCTCGGCAGGAAAAAGAGTATCAGCAACACCGCGTGGTTGTCGGCGGTTCAAAACATCGAATCGCTGATAACACTCGAAGAGGTTGAATTAAGAGAGGAACAGGCCATTGAAAGAATATATGCGTGCGTATCCAAATACGGGGCGGGAAACCTGGCTTACGGCTGGTCCGGCGGCAAGGATTCAATCGTTCTTACTCACCTCTGCAACGCAGCAGGGGTAAGTCGTGGTGTATTCGGGACGTGTTCGCTTGAGTATCCCTCGTTCCTCCAGTGGGTGAACGAGAATATACCGGAAGGGGTCGAACCGGAGGACTCAGGAAGAGATATACACTGGCTCGCAAGACACATGGATATGTTATTCCCCACGACGAGCGCGATGATGGCGAAATGGTATGCGGTTACTCACCACAGGTCGCAACGGAGCTATTACAAGCGAAACAAGTTGAGCGGGATGATTCTCGGGAGACGCGATATAGACGGGAATCAGACCCACGGCGGGGAGATGGTGGACAGGGAGGGGCGAGTATGGATAAGTCCCATTTTCGACTGGGAGCACGAGGTCGTTCTGGGGTGTATTCACTATCGCAAGATACCCGCTCCACCGATTTACGCATGGAAAAACGGATACTGGGAAGGCACGCACTTGTGGCCGATGCGCTCTGGAAAGGGGCGCGATCATCGCACGGTGTGGGGTGAGATATACGAAATAGACAAGGACGCTGTTCATTATGCAGCGTCCTTGATTGATGAAGCGAAGGAGTTCTTGAAAGAGGTGACGGGATGAAGGTGGAACAGATAGATATAGCCTCTCTGATACCGCATGAGAAAAACGTCCGCATTCACGATTCCGGTCAGATGAAGGAGCTACAGAAGAGCTTTCGTATGTTCGGGCAGTTCAGGCCGATTGTCACCGACGAGAAGAACGTCATTCTGGTAGGACACGGCATTTGGGCGGCGATGAAGAACGAGGGCGCGAAGCAGTGCGCTGTTCACAGGGTGACCGGACTCAGCGAGTCGAAGAAGCTCAAGCTGATGCTCGCTGACAACAAGACATACGAACTCGGTTCTACGGACTTCGACGCTTTCGACGACGTGTTGAGGATGATAGCGGGGGAGGAAGACCTCGATATTCCCGGATACGACGCGGACACGCTCGAAGTCTTGGTGCAGTCGCAGGTTGACGACGCTCGCGATGTTGACGAGAGGATACAGAGCTACGGCAAAATATCCGACGAGCGGGTGGAACAGATAAAGAGCGCCGGGGAGAGCTACAACCCGGAGGTGCGGCAGGGGCCGAGCGAGATAGAGATCAATCCGGCGAAGGTGCAGGTTGAAATGGCAACTTCTACGGAAAGAGCGCGACCGTACACCGTCTGTCCGAATTGCGGTGAAAAGGTATGGCTATAAAAGACCTTGAAGGTTCGCTAAACGTGGTGGAGGCGGCCCGAATACGCATTCAGAACATCTTCGACACAGGCCTTGAGATTGAAATGTCCACCTCCGGCGGCAAAGATTCCATTTGCATGATGCACTTGGTTTACACCTTGATTCGCGAGGGGAAGATAAAAGCCAAACAGTTGGTCGTGCGGTTCATCGACGAGGAAGCGATATTCGACGACGTTGAGAGAATCGTCATGGACTGGAGAAAGCGGTTTCTCAAGGCGGGTGTCCGTTTCGAGTGGTTTTGCGTGCAAACCGTGCATTTTAACTGCTTGCGGACACTCGAGAACAATGATTCGTTCGTACTTTGGGACGAGTGGGAGCGGGACAACTGGGTGCGCCCTATGCCGTCGTTCGCGATAAAGAACCATCCACTACTCCGGGAAAGAGTTGATTCATATCAGGACTTTCTAGCCCGGTTGCGCCGCAGAACCGGGGCACTGACCATGACGGGGGTACGCTCCGCGGAGTCGATACAGAGGCGCAATAACATAGCCAAAATCGCATCGTCGAAGATAGACGGTCAAATCGCGTCCAACACGATGACGCATCCGATTTACGACTGGCGCGACGATGATGTTTGGCTCTACATCAAGGACAACAAACTCGACTTCCCGGAGACGTACATGTATCTCTATCAGGTAGGAGCAAAGAGAAGTGAGATGCGAATATCGCAGTTCTTCTCGGTTGACACGGCTAAAACGCTCGTCAAGCTCGCGGAGATATACCCGGACCTCATGGAGCGGGTGGAGCGACGCGAGCCGGGGGCGTATCTAGCATCAATGTACTGGGATAGCGAGATGTTCCGCCGGAGCACTCGGGGGAGAAGCAGACTCCCGAGCGAGCAGGGGCGCGACTGGAAGAAGGAAGTTCTCGACATGCTCAAGGACAAGAACAGCCCGTATGCTCAAAGCGCCTCGAAGAGAAAGTTGTTCGATATGGCTAGAAACTTCGTTGTGAAAATGGGAATGTGCATGATAGCGAATCACTACAAAACCCTCCGTAACATTCTCATTGCCGGGGATCCGAAGAAACGGGCCATAAGGGCACTGTATATTTCGGTTGCAACAGGCCACGCGCAGAGGGGGAGGAATGAGTTTGGCATCCGAAAGCAAAAATAAACTGCTCGCGCCGGTAACGGGGGTGCAGGTTGTTCCGCGTGAAAAACTCAAGCCGAACGACTACAACCCGAACTCGGTCAGCAAGCAAAATCTCGAATTGCTCACGCAGTCCATTCTGTCGAACGGCTGGACGCTTCCGATAGTGGTACGCCCCGACTTCACCATCATCGACGGGTTTCATCGATGGACGGTGGCGGGACAGGAACCGCTTCTGTCGCTACTTGGAGGCATGGTTCCGGTCGTAATAGTGGACCACAAGGACAAGTCTGGAGACGTTTACGGAACCATCACGCATAACAGGGCGCGAGGCGTTCACCAGTTGGGGCCGATGAAGAAGATCGTCAAGGGCCTTCTTGACGACGGGAAGAGCGTGAGCGAGATCGCGAAGGAGTTGGGCATGACCGCCGAAGAGGTTTTCCGTCTCTCGGACTTCTCAAGAGACGACTTCTTGGAGTTGATGGCACGCAGTCCGACATACACGAAGGCGAAGTATCTGGTCAAGTATTAGATTGCGAATATAAAAGGTGGTGATGATATTGGTTGCGGCAAAGAAGCCTCGCGGACAGGCTCCATACGAACCGACCGAAAGAGACCGCAAATTGGTCGGCCTTTCGGTTGCCCTCGGAGGAACACAGGAGCAGATTGCCGCGACGCTTGGTATTTCATCCATGACCTTGAGGAAGTATTACAAGAAAGAGCTTGAGCACGGACTGTATGACGCGAATCTCGCGATAGGGACAAGGCTGTTCAAGAAGGCGATGGATGGCGATACCACGAGCTGCATATTCTGGCTCAAGTGTCGCGGAGGGTGGCGCGAGACTGACCGTCTCGAAGTTACCGGTGCCAACGGCTCTTCGATGCAGTTGGGGGTGACTCATGCCGACAAGCGCATCGAAGAAACAATCAAGAACGACCCGGAAACAAGGAAAATCCTCTCCGAACTATATTCAAGGACAATCGGGAACGGCGTTAAGGAAACAGTTTGAGATATGCGCACGCGTTGACCTCGCGTTCTTCTGCCAGTTCGCGCACCATGGACACTGGGAGAGGGCGCGACATTTGGACGCGATATGCCAAAAACTCGAGGCCGTATCTCGCGGAGAGAGAGACCGGTTGATCATCACCATGCCTCCGAGACACGGCAAGTCGATGATGATCACGGAAAGCTTCCCTGTCTGGTACCTTGGCAACAATCCCGACAAGCGAGTGATGGAGGTATCGTATTCCGACTCTCTCTCCCGGCTATTCGGAGACAAGTGCCGGAGGAAGGTTGAGGAGTTCGGCTACCTCTGGGGAATAGGGATAGACCATAGACGCGGAGATAAGAGTGATTGGGGTATTGACGGGAGATACGGAGGAATGACGAGTTCCGGTGTCGGCGGTTCAATCACCGGCAAGGGCGCGGACCTCCTTATCATCGACGACCCGGTAAAGAACCGCATGGAAGCCGACTCTCAAACATATCGCAACAGAGTGTGGTCTGAATGGCAGTCCACGCTTTCAACAAGACTTCATCCGGGTGCCGCTGTTGTAGTGGTGCTTACTCGATGGCACGAGGACGACTTGGCGGGGAGGCTCTTGAAGGATGAGCCGGACAGGTGGGAACTCTTCAATCTCCCGGCGATAGCGGAAGAAGGGGATCCCCTCGGGAGAACTCCCGGAGAAGCGTTGTGGCCCGACAGGTACGACGAGGCGGAGCTGGCGCGCATCAAGACGACCGTAGGCTCGCGCGACTGGGAGGCGTTGTATCAGGGGAGGCCGAGTCCGGCCGAAGGATCGGTCCTTCTCCGGGAATGGTGGCGGGAGTATCCGCTGCCGCCCAAAGAGCAAGAGAGGAACATGGAAAGAGTCATACTGTCATGGGACTGTACCTTCAAGGACTCCAAGGGTACCGACTTCGTTGTCGGGCAAGTATGGGGGAAGAGGGGCGCAGATTTTTTCTTGCTGGATCAAGTGCGGGCACGTATGGATTTCCCGGCAACGATAAAGGCGGTGAAGGCGCTTGCAGCGAAATGGCCGCGAGCGGCCGCGAAGCTGGTGGAGGATAAGGCAAACGGCCCGGCCGTTATATCTACGCTGAAGAGAGATGTTCCGGGGTTGATACCGGTAGAACCGGAAGGGGGCAAGGTCGTACGCGCGAATGCCGTCTCCCCCTATATCGAAGCGGGCAACGTGTTTTTACCGGCTCCTTGCAACGCCTCATGGGTGAACGATTTCATCGAAGAGTGCGCCGCGTTCCCAAGCGGGGCGCATGACGATCAGGTGGACGCGATGACGCAGGCGTTGCAATATTTGATCGGGAAGAGGCGCGGCATGACAATAGGTTCCTTCTCAGGGGAGGTGATTTAGCTGAATGAAGTGATGCAAACGAGCCTTGCGCACAACGCGATGCGCGAGGACTGGCTGCTTTGCCGCGCCCTTTTGGGCGGAACGAAGACCATGCGTGCGGCTGGTGAAACCTTCTTGCCGCGCTATCCGGCGGAGCCGCTTCCCGACTATAAAATACGCCTCCAACGGGCCGTGCTGACGAACTACTACGCCCAGACGATACGGCATCTTGTCGGCAAGGCTTTTTCAAAGCCGCTGGCT